GCCGAGAACGTCGTTAACACCACTGTCCATCCATACTGCCGCCGCATTAAACTTCTTTCGTCGAGTTCCATTCTCAAAAAGAGTGGAATTAATCTCGCCAATCGAAGGGTCAGACATTGACTTCTCTAGGTTAACCACAAGACCAATGTGGCTACCTTCTTCCGTCATAATGTCTCGCATTCCTATCCCGGGCCTAGGTTCACGAAGAAGGAGGTCATCTCCGTTGATCAAGCACTTATGTGATGACCACTCCGGGAAAGTAATGCTACGGCTACCAAGCAGCCTATCCATGGATAGATCGACTGTGGTTTTATTTATAAGACAAAGAAGCGGAAATGACATGACGGAGCCCATCGGCTGACCCGTCTGCGCATAACCGCCCTCCAATTTTAGGTTGCACAAAATATCGAGCGCCGCGCACTCTTCTTCTGTTAACCGCTTTGCCTTATTTTTTAAAACTTCAACTGCAGCCTGAACATACCTAACTTTAATGTTGTCCGTCGCCGAACTATAATCAAAAGAAAGGAAGTCGGCTCCATTGAGCTTCGCGACATCCCGATCGGTTGGCGGTCCGACCAGTAGCCACCCCATTCTGGAAATATGAGAATGGAGACTGTAATGCAACGGGGCTAGCACTCGAGTGTTTTCAGATGAATACATGGTGACGACACGGGGTTTGCCCCCCGACCACACAAGTTCCACCCTACAATCCTCTGACATACTCTCCTCGTTCCAATTTCCGCGCTCCGCTCTCCTATTCCCCAAGGTTGCGTTTCCGTTAGGAATAAAAGGGCGACGTTCGTCGTCCCAATTCCACGGAACATTACGGGCAAATGCCTGAGTAAATCTCTCCAGGTGAGATTGATCTACTTCGACAGGCCGCAACCTTGCACTAGTCCACTCGCTTAGTTTCCCGTTCATAATTGGCGCACAATTGTCGCATATGTGCTTCTCTAATTTTTGAACAGTTTTGAAACTAAGTTCCTGAAGCGGTGATACCTCAGAAAAGCATCGGCGAACGGATTGCCGTAGCTCACCGCACGATACTCGGGCTGGGAGATCCCCTGATACTGGTATTCCCTGGTTCTTGAACCAGCGTACAAGGGTTTTTGCCTTCCCCCTAAGGCGACCTGAATTGAGACAGTTACCGTCATCCTCATCCAATACTGTATAAAGATTGGTGAGACCACGATAATCGTCCCAAACAGGACTTTCTTTCTCTTCTAAGTATAAAGAAGTGTCCAATTCGGTGGACAAACCTAATGCGCTGTCGCTACGCGGTGCGTCGTGAACGATGACAATGTCAGACTCACGATGATCTGTTAGTGACCAAGTTTCTGTGAACCGGGTCTGCCCTGGCGGATCTGGGTTTATCGACCCAGTCCGCACTACAGGACTGATTTGCCGCAGAGTCGCAGCAGGGAAGCAGTCCTTTGGCGGACAGTTGGCCGGAGCTACCAGCCCGCTATCGCAGGATTGATCAACTAATTGGCTTTCTTTATTATTTTTACACGTGATTGTAGCCATCTTAAAAAGTTCGTGTGTTTAGCATACGGCTTTGTTTTAATTCAGGCATCGAGAGCTATCTCTGAATATGCTTGTGGCGCATTCACCCCATATTTACCCTCTGCTGGACAGAGCTTCCCCTTAACACGTTCCCGCCAGGGTTGGGACCCAAGCGACCCCATTTCTAGGGTGCCCGATTCCGGGACGTGTATAGGGCTGACGCAGAATTCCGACAACTACGTCGGGGACCTGCACCTAATACAGCTT